GTCATTAGGCGGCATCTTTGGAAATGGAGCTTATCCCATCTCTACTCGGCTACACTCATCACCGATAGTCGATTAACCATTTCAAGCTACATATTCAAATAGATACTTTTCTTTATAAGGTTTTTTTATTTTGTGACAACATCTACGGCATATAATATCATGTCTTGGAATATTATATTTTTCTTGACATTCTTTAATCGATGTAAAAATTTCTTCGTTTTTATTCACAACATCTATCATTTTTATTTTTGTTGCATTTGGATTTTTTCCATGTTTTTTGCTATCAGATATTTTCTTCCGTATTTTATATAAGTTCTTATTATGTGACAGCGTATCGCCTCCACATTTATTGTTTTCAAATTTTGTATTATAACAATTATTGTTATATTTATTTATGTAAAAAAATTCTAGTTCGTTTAATTCTTCTTGATTTTTAGCTTTATCTATGATTTCTATTGTGAAATTTTCTGCTCCATACTTTTTTATTGCATTATGAAAATACGTACCATCATT